GTGCACGGCGAATCCGAGCATTTCCAGCGGTACGGGTTCGGCGAGGCGATCCCGCCGGAAGCGCCGAAGCAGTTGGGCGACGGTGTCCCTCGACAGACAGCGACCGCGCGAGTCGTGGACGAGCAAGCGCCACCAGCGCAGACAGAGCCCGACTTCACGGTCGAAGAGCCGAGGCAGCAGCCGATCATCGATCAGAAGGGCGTCTTTGGCGGCGCGCTCGAGCAGCACGGTAAGGACTTCGCCGAGGGCAAGACCGCGCCGCCGTCGGTCGGTTCCGATTTGCCTACCAATATCGAGGAGCCAAAACCGGAACCAACCGCGCCCGCCGTCGAGGAAGCGCCGCCGGAAGAGACTGATCCGCGCGTCAAAGCGATCGACGACGAGATGGACACGAACTCCGAACGCTACCGCGCGTCGAGCGACCCGCACGAGCGGTCCGACATCCTCAAGCGGCAGAACGAGCTCGAAGATCAGCGATCGACGATCGAGAGCGGTGGCACCGTCGAAGAGTCGAAGCCGGAAAAGAAGGGCTACGACTACAGCTCGACGCAGCTAAACCTGCCGAGGGAAGCCGCAGTCGGTATCAACAACTTGGCAGCCCAGATCCCCGACGAGCATCTCGCCGAGAACGGCCGCGAAGAGAATCCACACATCACCGTTAAGTATGGACTTCACGGCAAGCCACTCAAGCAGGTGCGTGCTCTCTTGGCGGACGAGGGCCCGATCACCGTCAAGATGGGCAAGACGTCGCACTTCCCGGCCAGCGAGTCGGGCAACGGCGACGTCGTCAAGGTGGACATCGATTCACCGGACCTCCACCGGCTGAACAAGAAGATCGCCGACGCGCTCCCAAACACCGAGACGCATCCCGAGTATAAGCCGCACGCGACGATCGCCTACGTGAAGCCAGGCATGGGCGAGAAGTATTCGGGCAACGCCGCACTCGAAGGCCACGAGTGGACGCTCGATCACCTGACGTTCAGCGGGAAGGACGGCAAGCAGGTCGACATCCCGCTCACCGGCAAGCGCGTCGCGAAACCGGCGAAGGCGAAAGAGCCAGTACACGAAAGCGCGCGCATGCCGAGCGGCGGACTGCGCGACAACTTCGAGACGGTAAAGACTGACGGGCTGATCCACGAGATGTTCAAGCTGTTGGGCGCAGAGGACCCGACGGACCAGACCCGCGCGATCTATCGCGTCGTCAAAGACGACAACATGAGCGGCACCGTCGTCGTGCCGACGATTAAGGGCGGGCGCAACCTGCAAGCCGAGGCGCTGCACCGGATCGAGCTGAAGAAGGGCGCGGCAAAAAGAATCGAAGCGGCGCTCAATGCGCGCGGACTCACAGACGAGCACATCACACGGCGCTATGCCGAGCTGACCGAGACAGCCGCTGATATCGCAGCTGAGCGCGAAGGGCTCGACGCCGACAAGGGCGACACCAGCTTTGACTTTGGAGAGGAAGGAGGCAATAATGAAAGCGATGTCTCAGCAGCCCACAGACCCGCCACCGAAAGATCTAACGCCCCGGCAGAAGGAGCGTCAGCAGAAGGCGCAGCGGCTGCTCGACAAGGCGAGAGCGGACGGCCACCTGAATCCCAAGCAGCCAGCAGCCCAAAGCGCCTCGGACTAAAGGGCGGCATCACCGCGCGCGAGATGGCAGAGCGCGCGAAAGCTGGCGAGACGCGGGAAGCGGTCAAAGAGATCACAGGCGAAGAGCCGACCGCGCTTTCGACCGACCGCCGGCAGTCCGAAATGTTCAAGGGCGACGAGGTCGGCGAGCAACCGGCCGACCAGAACGACTTGTTCTCGTTGCAGCGGGCCCGCATCCGGAACGCCTACGACCAGTCGATCAGCGATCTCTGGAAGGAGCAGGGCAAGAACGGCCGCCTCGATCTCCTGGACTATTGGAGTCGCCTCTACCCGGAACAGCAGTGGCTACCAGGCTGGGCGGACCTCCCGATCGACGACCTCCCCGAGCACGTGCGAGACAAGATCGGCGTTGAGCGGGTCAAGCAGGGAATCGCGCTCAACGACGTGATGACTCGGCCACCCGCCGACGACGACCTGTTCTCACTCCAGCGCGCCGGCGGTCCCGGAGAGACGAAGCACACCGCGCAGGTCCTCATTGAATCGCTCGAGCGTGGGATCCCCATCACTGGCGTCTCTAAGTTCTACGACACCTCGGGCGGCGCGTCACGTGAGACGCTGCAGAAGTTTGTCGACAAGCCTTACGTGCGGCAGCTCGCGCAGAGATTCGAGAAGGCATTCGCCGACATATCGGCAGCGATCCAGAAGCGATATGGATTCCCGCCAGTAGAATTTGGCGGGTTCGACGTGTCGCACGAAGTGCTGGGGATGAACATCGCCCGCGGCAATTTCGACGCTCGATCGAAGCAACTCGGACTCCCCGCGTATAGAGGGCCGACGTCCAACCTCGTCGTTCTCAATCCATATATAGCGATCGTCGAGATCGGCTTGAACCCGAGATTGAGGCCCACCGAGTATCCGGCGGCACTCTCGGAGAATATGTTTGGTACAATTGTCCACGAGATCGCGCACCAGTACGCGCGCCGCCACGACGAGAAGTTCGCCGCCTACCACACACGGTACGCCGCCGCCGCCGCCCCGATCGCGAGCCAGGTATTAGGCGAGCTCGACGCGGCGTGGGAGATAGCTTTACAGAGTGGCATGGCAAATGACGTTATCCAGCTGCAAAAGGAGGTATGGGATGCGCAGCAACAGCGAGAGCACGACCCAGACGAAAGCCACGCTCGACCCGAAGCGGGAGCGGGGAATCCGCGCCGGCTATCTGTCCGCAGCGATGCAATCGCATCACACCTACGCCCATCTAAAGGCGACGGTGGACTCGGTAAGGGAGATGGTAGCCGACGACTCGGCGTTCGCGCCGATGTACGAGGAAGCGAGGCAGGGAGCGAGGACGCGCGGAGTGAGCGCACCGAAGCTGTCGGAGCTGGCAGACCTGGCGAAAACGCAGGGCGAGACGCCGCTACCCAAGGAGTAACCGAAGGGCTCCGGCTGCCGGAGCCGTCCGGACTCACGCAACAGCGCAGCCAGATCCGCCCCACCGAACTCGTTCGCGCCCTCAAGTCCTTTTTCAATCCTGAATCGCTGGGCCCCGAAGCATTGGGTGCCGGCGGCACCATCAAGCACCAGAGCGCCGAAGCCTATCGGCGGCTCGCGATCAGCACGCACGCGCTCAAGTCGTTCCAGAAGCGAATCGACAAGCTGTCGCGCGAAGAGCAGGTGCAGCTCTGGGACGACGCGGAACACGGCCGACCAACCGGCGACCCGGTCTTGGACGAAGGGAATCGGATACTCAGGCAGGCGACCGACGAGCGCACGAAGCAGCTGATCGCGTTCGATCGACTGAAGGCCGAAAAGACGATCGAGAACTATGTCGGCCGCTTCTGGTCGCAGACGGCGGCTGGCTCGGGCCGCGATTTCCTGCGCGCCATCATGGGGCGTCGACCGTTCGAAGGCCCGAAGAGCTTCACCAAGCAGCGCGACCTCGACTGGTTCGTCGAAGGACTCAAGCGGCCGGACCTGATACCCGCGACGTACAACTACGTCGAATCGCAGCTGGCGAAGATCGCCGAGATGGAACGCGTCATATCGGCGGAGCACACGCTGAGGCAGGAGCAGGAGCTGGGGCGCGCGAAGCCGATCATGCTCGGGCAGGAACCGCCCTTCGACATGCACGGCGATCCGTGGGTCAAGATCGATCGCACTGGCGAAGATCCCGCTTTCGTCGTCTACCTGCCGCCCGAAGTGAAGCATTGGGAAGCCGTCGACACGCTCGTCTATGGGAAACTGCAGAAGCTGATCGACAGCCTGAACGTCATGCACGAGCGCTCGCCAAAGATCGGCGGCAGTCGTCTGGGCTACGCGCAGGGCGACAAGTTCATCGCAACGAAGTTCGGCGGCGCTGAAGGCGTCGTCATCCATGAAGTCGGCCATATCCTTGACGCGCGTTACGGGCTGGGCGTTGAGATCGACAGGGCGATCGGTGCTGCACCGAAGCGGACAGTCTTGAAGGGCAAGCGGGCCGGACAGCAGGTTCCCGACTATAAGACCGAAGGAAAGGACGCCGCTCTGCGTCGTAAGACGCTCCGCGAAGAGCTGCGCCAACTGGCGAACCTTCGTCGCGAAACGATGCAGGGCGTGCCGAGCAGCAAGGAGCTCGACCCCGGCGATCGCGCGTATCTGCATTCGGGCCCCGAGAAGATCGCCAACATGGTCGAAGCATATGTCAGTGCGCGCGATCGGTTCCGGCACGTCGCACCGGGGATCTTCGAGATATTCGATCGAATAGTCGGCGAGCACCCGGAGCTGCACGCGCTGCGCGACATCCAGCCGTCGCTCTCGCGCGAAGAGCATGGCGCAACGACGCGCGTCTCCGGGATCATCACCGGTGGTCATTGGTACGCGCCCAGGGACGCGGCAGCTGTCTGGCAGAACCATCTATCGAAAGGTCTGGCCGGCAATCCGATCTACGACGCCGCGATCGCACCGATCCACGCGGGCACGCAGATGCTGCTCGGCTTCTCCGGATTCCACGGTACCGTCATCGCGACGGAAGGCGCGTTCTCCGATTTGGCGCTCGCGATCGACAACCTCGTAAACAAGGGAGGGCAGGCGGGCAAGGCACCCATGCAGGTCGCTCGAGCTGCCATCTCGCCGATCGCCGGCGTCTCGTTCGGTCGGAAAGTGATGCAGGAATACCGGATACCTGGCACGCACCCCGAATTGAAGCAGGTGCTGGACGCGATGATCGCCGGCGGGTTCCGTGGCAGGGCGACGAGCGAACTGTGGTCTGGCGATCGCAAAGACAGACTCAAGAAAGCGTTCCGCGAGACGCTGCACGCCGAGTCAAAGGGTCGCAGGCTCTGGGGCGCGTCGCGGTTGCCGTTCAACGCGATATGGGCCGGAGTCGAAATGGCCAGCGGACCGCTCATGAGCAAGTACGTCCCTCTAATGAAAACGGCGGCGACTTACAACGCCGCCGCGCAGGCACTGGCGAAGCTCCCGGCCAACGCATCGATCGACACCATGCATCGCGTGATGGGCGACGTCGTCAAGGAGATGGATTACCGCTTCGGCCAGGTCGACTACGACAACCACTTTATCAATCGGGTCGCGAAAGACTTGGCGCAACTCGTGTTTCTGGCACCTGGCTGGACGTTCGGGACGCTGGCACTAGCCGGTCGCGGCTTGAGCGACGTCGCCAAGATCCCGAAGCGCGCGCTGAAGTTGGCGATCAACAGCGAGGCCGGTCCAGACGCCGAAGATCCGCCGCCGGAACTGATCGGCCACAGTGCCGCGTACTGGATTGGCGCAGTGTTGGGGACGATGCTGATCAACGGGTCGCTCACCTATTGGTCAACCGGCGAGCGGCCACACGGCAAAGACTATTGGGCGTTCCGCGACGGGAGCAAGGACGCAGCGGGCAACTGGAATCGCCATACGGTGCCCGGTTATCTGATGCACGACATCTACGGCTGGTCGAAGCACTCAGTGCACACGTTCAAGAATAAGTTTGCGCCGACCTTGGCGTTCTTCGCGAGGCTCGCTGAGAACAAGGATTACTTCGGCGACATGATCTACGACCCGGATGCGACCCTGCCCGAAAAGCTGAAACAGTCGGGGAAAGCGCTACTGAAGGAGCACGCGCCGCTCTCCGCGCAGAATTATCTCGAGGGCAAGAAGCGCGGCGAAGGCTCGAACGCCGAGGTCGTGCGCAACGTGTTCGGCGTCACGCCTGCCCGTCGCGAGCTCGTACGGACCGACGCGCAGAACAAGATGGCCGAATATCTGGGCCGACATTCGCCTGAGACGCGGACGCCAGGCGAGGCTGAGAAGGGTGAGATGCATGGCGAAGTCGTCGACGCTCTCCGGAAGGGCGAAGAACTGCCTGGTTCGGTGCTCGACGCCCTTCGCGCCGGCAAGCTCAAACGAAAGACACTCTACAAGTGGCTGGGCGACGCCAGGCAGCCGTCGATCGTCGGCCAGTTCAAACGGCTCTCTGTGGACGAGGCGCAGCGCGTATGGGATCTCGCGAACCCGGAAGAGAAGGCGCTCTGGGCTGATGCTTATCGGACGAAGGTAGTAAACGGACAGAAGTAGCGAAGGGCTGTAGTGACCCGGGGAAATACTCTGAGTCATTGAAATAGGGACAACTGAAGCAGTGAACGGGAACGCCCGTCGAACACGTGAGAATCGTGTCGACGGGCTTTTTGCGTTCCGGGGAGATGGGACGATGGACGCGAATCTCGCAGCACTTCTAACCGTGGCCGTGACGTCGCTGACGACGATCATCATCGCGGTCATCAATATAAAGAAGGCGGCGTCGATCGAGAAAAAAGTCGACGCCGGCAACGCCATCACCGATAGCGTCCACACGATCGCGAACGGACGCACCGAAAAGCTGATGAGTCAGCTGGCCGACGCCAACACGGAGATCCAGCGGCTGTCGAGACTCCTGCCACCACCGGCGGGAGGCAAGCCATGACCGAGATCGTCCCAGCGTCGCGTCCCGAGATGGACATCACCGAAGCGACCACACTGCTCGCCGCCTACGGCGTGAAAGCGCCAGCAATCATTGGGATCCGCGGCTACTTCGAGAGCGGAGACAATAAGCGCGGCATTTTCGACGATGCGATCGCGATCCTGACGCCTCGCACCTATCGGACTTTCAACGGCAACACCGATCCATCGAGTCCCGATACCGACACCCGGCTGGCGACACTCGCGCCAGGCGTCTGGGACTTCAAGCTGGGTCTGCACCACCCGGGTACGCCGAAAGAATATCCATGCCTCGTCCAAGCCGGCCCGGTGACGGTGCTCCGCGACAACGGAGTGAAGGAAACCGGCGAGTTCTACATCCATATCCACCACGGCGGTCTGAACACCACGACGAGCGAAGGCTGCCAGACGATCTACCTGCCCCAGTGGCCAGAATTCTTTCAGCTCGTGAAAGCCGAAATGCAGTTCTACAACATCGCGAGGATTCCTTACGTCTTGACCGTCCGGGAGGACGCATGAAGCCGCCTACCGCCATCGAGCTCGCCCTGGCCGGACAAATGATCATCGTGCTCGCCTTCCTCTTTAGCGGCCACCTGCCGCGGGGGAATCCGGATACAGAAGTCAAGATCGCGAGAGATTCGCTCAAGTCGGCGCTTCGCCGAGAGGTCGAAGCGAAGCACCAGCTCTCCGATCGCGAACGCGAATTGGAACACTCGCGAAGCGTTGTCGTTCACGACACCGTAGCGCTCCGCGGACCCAAGCTGGCATACGACTACGGCAAAACGCATCTCGACACGACGAGCGTCGACTCGCTAAAGGCGCAGCTGCACCGCGCCGACACGGTGATCGTTGCGCAGGCCAAGACGATCGCTGATTACGCCGCGGAGGTCCGGGCGTTCGTGGCCAAGAACGTCGCCCGTGATTCGGTCGATGAGGCGAAGGACGCAAGAATCCGCGCTCTCGAGCGACTGAACGCCGGCGTAGCTGCTCAGATCCCGACGCTCCGGCAGAAGATCGTCCACGACGCAAAGGTCGCGGGGTTTACGGCGGCCGGCATTGGACTCGCGAGCATGATTCTCGGGGCGACGGGGCACTGACATGAATCCGCGCATCCGGAAAGCCGCTGAGATCGTTGGCCTCACGATCGTCGCGCTCGGACTCCCTTTCAATTCGCATGTGGCCCGGGCGCAGTATCCGCCCAACCCCTATCCGGTGCTGCTCGTGGACAGCGCCGTGAGGGCGCGCCTGGTCGAAGAGTGGGAGCCCAAGAATCGCTACCAGCACGAACGCGGATATTGCGTGCGCTTCACGACTGATCACTATGCGGCTGGCTGGTTCACGCCGGCGACCGTGGTTTACACACTGGTCGAGGTCCTGCGAGCTGGCGAGGTCGGCGCGTCACCTACCGGACTCCGCGGACTGCAGTGCCCGGACCGCTCCGACATTACGCTACTGCACACGCACCCCCCCCTTTTTTGCGAAGAGGAGGACGGCGGGCCTAACTGCACGATCAATATCCAGTACTCGTATCAGTGCTTTCCGAGCCCGACGGACGCGATGACGCTCCAGCGCAGCTCCATGCCGTTCGCGCTGATTCAGTGCGACGAGCACGCAATCGTACCGTACTGGCGAAAAACTTAGAAGTCAGTGCGAGGAATAAGCAGCCAACCGGCGGCTGATAGAAAACCGACCTATCAGTGGTACGAAATCGACATCCCAGACAGGAGAACAACCGTCTAACCTGAACCTTGACCCCTACGTAAAGCCTACGTTAGTTTCGGCATCCCTTCGGGGTGCGGGAGGACGGATGGCAACGGTAGCGCAGTCAATGTTCTGGGCAAAGCGACTCCGGAATCTGAAGCAGCCGGATTGGAGCGATCGCGACCTCGTGGTGTTTCTGGCCAAGGTGCTGCGCGAGAAGGAATCCATCTGCGCCGAATATCTTTCCGGGAGGAGAGAGCCTGAGCGGAACCGCCAACTCGAACTCGGCAATCTCATCTCTAACCACGAGAAGCGACAGCGCAAATCGATCATGTCAGCAGTCCGCGCAGCCGACGAATCCAACGCGGATTCAATCGTCGCCCGGGGAGTGTACGACGCTCCGTTCCCGCCCGCCGACTATCGCGGGATATATATGGTGGCTGCGGACGGCGTTCTATTAGTGGAGATCCGCGTCCACAAGCGGGCACAGGAAAGGGACCTGGTGCCTGGCTTCCGCGCTTGGCTCAAGCGTGTCGAAGAGAAGGAGCTGCGGGAGAAGCAGCCGCTCGAGCTGGTTACGCCTGACGCCGACGCGAGGGTTTCTTAGCCGCCTTCTTCTCGGCATCTGTCTGAGCGCGGACGGCCGGCAGCATTGGCAGCTCATCCTCCGATTCGAACCCAACGATCCACGATTCTGAGTGTCCCGGAGGCGCGTACTTTCTGCTCACCGCGCTCATCGCGACGACGGCCGCGAACTTGGGTTCGCCTCTGTCCTGAATCCATTCTGACACTGTAGTCGCCGCATAGGGCTTCCCCCGCCCCTTCTCGGCCCTGCCGACCATCTCCCCGAAATCGGCAAGCGTAACCCGTCGGCCTAAAGCCGCCGTGAGTTCAAAGATGAGCTTTTCAATCCGCTTCCCTTGCCCGGGGAGGGGCATAAAACTCCGTCCTTGCGTTCGGGAATCCCGCGCAGTATACTGTATTACTTACGTAGACTCTACGTTAAAAACGTGCAATCAACGAGCATCCCATGACGTTAACAGTTCCCGAGCGGAAGGCAAGACTCGGACGGGGCGCATGCGCGAAGCTGGCGCGGCAAACGAGGCGGACGCACGGCCACACGTGGCAGGTGCTGGACGGCACGAGATACGATGCCGTCGTCGTACGCGCAGCAGCGAAGCGGGCGAAGATGCCGGCTGAAGAGCTGTTCCCCGAATACGCCGATCAGATCAACGCAGATGCGAAAACCGCCAGCCAGGTACTGACACCCGGCTGACGGCGTTTTTGTTGTGCGCGGTAGTAAGGGCACCACGCACGACGTGAAGGTAAGCCCGAGAAGGTGCGAAAGACAATGGCTTACGAGAAGGGGCGGGATCACGACCGATTGCTCGAAGGGTTCAACGAGCTCGACGCGCAGCGCGAGCGGCAGCTGCTCTCGGGCGACGTCGACGACACGCTCGACGACGAGGAACCAACACCGTACGAGCAGCAGCGCGCGGACATAATCGAGGCCGAGCGCGAATCCTACTACGGCGACACGGGCGTGCTGCCATGAAAGCACTACAAGACGGCGAATGCCGTACGAACACCCAACCAAGTTTCCCGAGGAATTGAGCAATGAAGAAGAAGTATCCCACGATGTTTCGGCAGGGCGACGTTCTGATCGTGATGGTCGCGGCCCTTGCCGCCGGCGCGAAGAGACGCGAGCGCGAGAATGGTCGGGTTGTCCTGGCACACGGAGAAGTAACGGGCCACGCCCATGCGATCGAGCGCACGGATGTGGTGCACTACGACGCACCGAACGCTGAGCAGGCGGCGCAACAGCTGCTCGCGGATGCTGGATTCACATTCGAGGTCAGCCCGCAGAACGAGCCCAGCTTCCTCGAGATCCCGAGCGGGGCTGACGTCGTGCACGAGGAGCACGGCACCGTCTCGCTGCCTGCTGGAAACGCTGTCGTCCTGAGACAGAGGGAGTACGCCCCCGAGCAGATCCGGCAGATCGCCGACTGATCGTGGCGAAGAGACTCTATGAGCTGACGCCCGAACACAGGGCGCAGCTCGGCCCCTGGCGGGATCGGTGGATCGCAAACGCGATGTCCACGAAAGCAATGGACGATGGCGACCGTGATGCTACGCGAAAGGCCATTCGCGGCCTCTACGAGGCGGCGAAGCTCACGCCACCTCCGGATCACCGCATCATCTTCGTGTCGTCCCCGTTCGTCATGACGTTCGCCGGCGGCTTCGCATCGTGGATCTGGTATTTACGCTCGCTGAGCTCCGCTCAGCGTAGCGCGCTAACCAGTAAAACGGCAACGCGCGCCGCAACGAGCGCCGCAACGAGCGCCGCAACGCGCGCCGCAACGAGCGCCGCAACGCGCGCCGCAACGAGCGCCGCAACGATCGCCGCAACGATCGCCGCAACCAGCGCCACGCAACGAGCGACGCAACGAGCGACGCAACGAGCGACGCAACGAGCGACGGCGAACTGGAACAGTGGTACTCTGTTCCAGTTCGCTCCCTCATAGAGCTGGCGAAGGAGCTCTTTGGAGCCGACGCCCACCGCGCGCTTGAGTGCGCGTACTACGCTGGCTACTGGAACATGTGGGACGGCGGGAACCAGTGGTCGGCTTGGACTGCCTACATCAGCTTCTTCCGCCACGTCGCCAAGCTCCCACTCGACTATTCGAAGTGGGAACATTACGAGCAGGCCGCAGTCCACTCCGGCCCGCGCCTCATGCATCGCGAGTTCTGCATCGTCTCAGATCGGCCCGAGCTGCTGACCGTCGATACAGAGAACCGGCCGCATTCGGATACGGGACCCTTCTGCCGTTGGCGTGATGGGACTGCGCTGTATGCGGTGCACGGAGCGCGGGTGCCTGCCTGGATAATAGAAAAGCCGGAGCGAATCACCGCCAAGATCATCATGAAGGAAAGCAACGCCGAGATCCGGCGGATCATGATCGATCGCATGGGAGCCGAAAGCTTCCTGCGCAGTGCCGGCGCGAAGCGTGTCCAATCCGACGACTTTGGCACCCTCTATCGCGTCGAGATTCCGGACGACGAGCCGCTTCAGATGGTGGAGGTCGAGAATTCGACCGCGGAGCCCGACGGCTCGTTCAAGAGGTACATGATCCGCGTTCCGCCCCATGTCGACACTGCCCATGACGCTGTCGCCTGGACGTGGGGCCTCACCGAAAAGCAGTACGCCCCCGCACTGGAGACCTGACAATGACGATACCGGCTTTCCTACAAAATGCCGAGGAAGAGGACGCCGCCGATCTGGCGAGGCTGACCGGCGTTGACCTGAATGCGCCACTCTCCGACGGCCAGCTCGACGCGTTCGCGTCCGACATCTGCCGCCACCTGATGAGCGCGAAGGCTGACCGCGCTCGGTACGAAGAGGCTCAGACCGCCGAGCAGCTGCGCATCACGACCTTCTACGAAGCCCGGTTCCAACCAATCGACCTGCGCATCAAGCAGCTCGAGACGATCGGCGAAGAGATCGCCAAGCGGGCGCAGTTCCCCGGTAAGTCGAAGTCGCGGAAGGTCGCGTTCGGGAGCTACGGCTCTCGCAAGGTTCCCGAGAAGGTAAGCGTCGTCGACGACGCTAAGGCGATCGAGTGGGCGCAGCGCACCGCGCCGACGCTGCTCAAGACCAGGCATTCGATCGTGATGAAGGACGCGAAGCCGGTCATCCTCTCACTGATCGCGGCGACCGGCGAAGTGCCTCCCGGGTTCGAGCACACCGGCGAGTCCGAGATGTTCTTCATCAAAGCCGAAGAAGCCTGATGTGCCGAATCGTGAAGAGCGTATCGAAGCGCTTGCGGGGGCGATCGAGACACTCCTGCAGAAACACCAAAGGATGCAACTCGCGTCGCTCATTCTCGGGGCGACCGACCCGCAGTCGCTCGATCATCCGCTCCGCGAAGGGGATTATCGGCATGCGCGCACAATGCTCACAGCGGCAGTCTTTCAGATTGCCGACACAATCGTAAAGGGGGAAGAGGTATGAGTGAGAACAACGGTAGTACCGGCACCGAGGTCGCGACGCAATCCAAGACGCAGCGCGCGATCGGGAAACTGCCGCCCGAGATGCAGGCGCTCGTTGAGCTGCGCCGCGCCAACAACATCATCGCCGCCCAGATCGCCGAGACGAATTGGGGCAAGGGCATGGACTTGGAAACGCGGCGGGCTGTCTCCGAGTGGGGTCGTCGCCACGAGATCGACGTCACGACCGAAATCAACGTCTTGGGCGGCAACGTCTACATCAACAGCAACTTCTACATGGGACGCCTGGCCAAGATGGTCGAGCGCGGCCTCGTTGAGTACGCGCTTGCCGATCACGTCGAGCTCGATCCGCGTTTGGCTCCTTTTCCCGAAGAGCTGAAGCGCCGCCAGTTCGAGCGTATCAAGTACCAGCTGCCCGAGGTCGCGAAGTCGGCTGTCGTGGCGCGGGTGAAGCTCAAGGCGGTGCCGGTCGAGTTCAGCGCCGCCAAGTGGTGCGGCGGGCGGGGCACCAACGCGAGCGGGAAGTTCAAGGATCCCGTCGGCGAGGAATTCCCGGTCGAGACGAGCGAAACGCGCGCTTTCCGCCGCTGTCTGAAGCAGCTCGTGTCGCACATCCCCGACGAGGTCCGCCGTATCCAGATGGCGGAAGAGGATGCGGAAGTCTCGCTGAACGCAGTGCTCGAACGGTCGCGCGAGAAGCAGGGATTGGAGGGCGAGATGCTGCATCGTCAACTGAATCCGCCCAGAGTGCCCGACGCAATGGACACTTACGGCCAGGACGACAAGCAGCCTGTCGCGGCCGCATCTACACCCGCCGGCCAGACGTCGCTCGAAGAAGAGTTTATCGACGATCGCGACATCGCGGACGACTGATGATCGGCGACACGAAGAACTCGACAGCGCCAGCCGCGGCCCAAAAGGCTGCGGTACTGGTCGCGTCGTACACGTCGCGCTGCACGGCGCAGTCAGTACTGGCTGACAAGGGCGCGGCGATCCGCGCTGTCACCGAGGCGAGGGAGTCACTCGCACGTCGTAGGAAGGAGCTGGATTACGCGACGTCGGTTCTGTCTGCTCACCACACGGTGAACCTATGAGCGCGACCACCGGCATCCAGTGGACCGACGCGACGTGGAATCCCGTCGTCGGCTGCACGAAGGTCTCGCAGGGCTGCAAGAACTGCTATGCCAAGACGCTCCACGATCAGCGGCACAAGGCGCATCTGGCGGGGAAGAAGGTCGCGCCACAGTACGCGCAACCGTTCGAGACGGTGCAGCTCATGCCTGGGCGACTGGATCAGCCGCTTCACTGGCGAAAGCAGCGGCGGATTTTCGTTAACTCGGTGAGCGATCTCTTTCACGAGCACATCCCGGACGACTTTCTACTTTCCGTGTTCGACGTCATGCGCCGGTGCACATGGGCTGGCGGCCAGAATTGCGGGAGAATCTCGGGCGACGGTCACACTTTCCAGATTCTCACAAAGCGCGCCCAGCGGATGCGCGATTTCGTTCGACGTCTTAGCTGGACGGGCGAACGGCTGATACTGGCCGACAGGGACGCGCCGACAAGTGGCGTCTCCGCGATGATGGAACAGATATGGCTCGGCGTCAGCGTCGAGAATCAGGCAGCAGCATGCGAGCGCATCCCGCTATTGCTCGACACGCCCGCGGCGGTCCGGTTCCTTTCGTGCGAACCGCTGATTGGGCCAGTCGACCTTATGCCGTGGCTCTACGACGAGTTTGAAGCGACGACGATGCCCGACCTCGACGCGCCAAAGCCGCCGTCGCGTGGACTGTCGTGGGTGATCGTCGGTGGAGAAAGCGGAAATCACCCGCGCGTGCTCTTCCTCGAATGGGTGCGGGACATCCTTCGGGACTGCGCGGGTGCCGGCGTTGCGCCTTACGTGAAGCAGCTCGGCGTGATGCCGTTTACGCGAAAGAGCGAATTCTTCGGCAAGGGCCGGAGTCGCGATAGCCTAGCCGACGGCTGGTACCACGAACTGCGTGATAGTCATGGCGGTGACCCCGCCGAATGGCCCGAGGATCTGCGCATCCGCGAATTCCCCATGGAGGCGGCGCTCGTATGAAGCCTAAACCGGGATTCACCGTTGCCCTCTACGGGGGAGCGGATGAACCGCAGGAGATAACTCAAAGCGAACTGCTCGCCTTGCGGGCGTTCCATCTAGTCGCGTTCGATTCGGGTCTGCCTGGTCGCTTCTACGTCCCTATCGGCAAGGAGCGCGAGGTCGCGACCTTCCTCAATCAGTGGCGGATGCGATGAAGCATCTTGCCTTCGCCGAAGGGCTCTCGCTGCCGATCGACGTCGTCACGCAGAAGATCGCGTTCATGGGGCGTACTGGCTCTGGAAAGACCTACGCTGCCACGAAGCTGGCCGAGCTGCTGCTCCGCGCCGGCGCTCAGGTCGTTGCACTCGACCCCGTCGGCGTGTGGTGGGGCCTTCGGCTCGAAGCTGACGGCAAGACGCCGAGCGATCTCGACCTGCCGATCTTCGGCGGTCTGCACGGCGACATCCCGCTGGAATCGACCGGGGGCAAGCTCATGGCCGACCTTGTCGTCGATCGCGCGCTGTCGTGCGTGCTGGACGTGTCGCAATTCGAGTCGGACGCTGAGAAGGCGCGCTTCGCCCGCGACTTCGCTGATCGCTTCTTCTATCGGAAGAAGGCAGCACCGTCCGCGGTGCATCTCTTCCTCGAAGAGGCGCAGGAATTCGTACCGCAGAACCCGCAGCGTGACGACGCGAAGATGCTGCACGTATTCGAGCGTCTTATCAAGCTGGGTCGGAACTTCGGCATCGGCGTATCGCTCGTCTCTCAGCGTCCGCAGGAGCTGAATAAGAAGGCGCTCAATCAGACGGAACTGCTTCTCGCGTTCCAGATGACGGGCCCGCAGGAGCGGAAAGCGATCTCGGCCTGGGTGTCGGAGAAGGGAGCCGACGAGGACGTCGCCGACATTCTGCCCGGATTGAAGGTTGGGCAGCCGCACGTCTGGTCGCCGCAGTGGCTCGGGATCTCAAAGACCGTAAAGGTGATCGAAAAGCTGACCTACAACGCGTCGAGTACGCCGACCTTCGGGGCGAAGGCCGTGGAGTCGAAGCCGCTCGGCGCGATCGACCTGACGCAGCTGCAAGAGCGGATGGCCGCGACCATCGAGAAGGCGAAGGCCACCGACCCTAAGCTGTTGCAGCAGCGGATCGTTGCGCTCACGAAGGAGCTCGAGAAGCGGACCGCTCAGACGCTTCAACCTTTGAGGGTTGAGCCCGCGTATTTGCAGGATCAAGTCGACAAGGCAGTCTCGCGCGCCGTGAAAGCGGAGCGCGATCGTGCTCGTCGCGTCCTTACGAACGTACAGCGCGGAGTCTCTCTGACTCTTCAGCGTATCGAGTCGTTCGCATCGTCGATTCAGCCGGCAATCCGAGAAATAGACACTTATCTCGAAAGGGACGTAGCCAGCGCCCCCGTTTCACAGGAGCCGAACCGGACAGTACCAGCAATACCCACCCGGCCTGTGGAGCGGGTGCGCCCCGCACCCCGCGAGCCGCGTCCGCTAACCGATGGTCTGTCCGGCGCGCAGCAGAAGATCCTAGACGCGATCGCCACCCTCAACGGGCTGGGCGTCGAAGTGCCGTCGCCGATACAGGTCGCGCTCTTCGTCGGGGTATCCCACACGACGGGTAGCTATCAACAGAATGTCCGCGACCTCGCAGAGCTGGGCTATCTCGAACGCGGCAACGGCCGGGTCGAGCTGACCCACCGGGGCAAGGCTTACTCCAAGGCCAACCTCGATAGAGATCCGATCGAATTCTGGAAACAGAAGCTGCCGGGCGCACAGTCGAAGCTCCTTGCTCTCGTCCTCGAACAGCATCCCGCGCCAATCTCGAAAGAGGAATTGGCTGCAAAGGCTGGCGTGTCTCACACGACCGGCTCGTACCAGCAGAACCTTCGCGACATGCGGACCTACGGAATCGTCGACATAGAGTCGGGTCAGGTCGTCGCGAGCGAACTCCTTTTCCCCCACGCATATGCCTGACAAGATCATGTTCAGCCAGGAAGAGGCCGCGACCTATATTGGCGTCCGCGTCACGTGGCTCCGCGAGGAAGCGTCCATCGTGCCGCGCGAGTTGCCCGGCCACGGCCCAAAAAAGAAGCCGCTGATCCGATACCACAAGGACGATCTCGACGAGTGGATTCGGAAGCAGCACGACGCCCAGAAAGGGAAGCGTCGCGCGTGAAAACCTCAGAACTTCTCCCTCGGCCGGACGTCGCTCGTAGTCAGAGCGGCGTTCGCGCCAGGTTGGAGGACTCCGCGTGAGCGCCTTCAAGCGAAAGGGACTCACTGTCTATCAGGTGAAGGTCTACGACCGTCAGACTGAGGGCTGGGTCACGCGCAAGCTGTCGACGCGCGATCCCGTCACCGCGAAGCGCATGCAGTCGATGCTCGACATCCTGCACCCGCTCGGGAAGCGCGCGTGGGAGATCCTCGACGCGATCGTGTCGAATCAGTTCTCGGTGCCCGCTGTCTACGATATGTACATAGAAGAGGGCAGGGACGTCGATCGGCTGCGAGTCCGAATGCAGGACGTCGACTTGGAGCCCTACGTTGCCGAGTGGCTGAAGAACCCGGGCGGGAAGGTGAAGCCAGAGTCGGATTCAGCCAAGCACTACGAGCATCACGTTCGCGAGCTGATCCCGAAAGGCGAGCCGTTTCCGTTGCACCGCTTCACGAGTGCGACGATTCAGCAACACATCGAAGAGCTGGTCGCGTCGCCGGCGACCAAGAGGAAAGCGGGTGCTGGGATCTCGAGCTTCGCCAAGTGGCTCTTCCGGCGCGGCATCCTGAAACAGAAGCCGATGCGCGACGTCGAGCTGCCCGCTGCCGGTCCGCCACGCATTCATTATCTGGAAACGCCGGACGCGATTCGCTTGGCCGAAGCACAGCCCGGACAGTACAAGGCGTACTCTGCGCTCTTGGCCGGGTCAGGTATCGAAGTCTCGGTCGCGCTGGCTCTCCGTCCGCGCGACATCGATCGGAAGCATCACGAGGCCAGAGCGCCAGGCACCAAGACGTACACGCGCGATCGCATCGCTCGGATCGCTGATTGGGCGTGGCCTCTCTTCGAGCCTCTGCTCCAAGGGAAGCATGCGGACGGCCGCATCTTCGATCAGATCCCCGATCGCTGGAAAGCCGGCGATGCGCATAACGACGCGGTCGGGTCACTGATCGACAAGGGCCACGCGATTTTTGCTGGCTACACCATGCGCGACGCTCGGCACACTTGGGCGGTCCGCGCAATCAAGGCCGGCATGCCGGTCGAGCTCGTCGCCCGACAGATGGGTCACGTCGACGGGACTCTGATTCTCAAAGTCTACGGTCGGTTCGTGCCCAAGCATGAAGAGCGTCAGCGGTGGGAGGAAGTGGCCGCCGAGCGTGACAGGGAAGCGATCGAGGTCGCGAAACGACAGCGGGAGGGCAAGTCATGAGAACGACGTCAGCGCATTTTGCCGCGGCGAGGTGGCTCGGCTTCGATTGCGCGCACGCCGGCGACCTCTGCCCGGCCCACCAAGCGCTGCCGGGAATGGCGGAGATTCGTGCCCGGTTTCCGCGGAATCCAGACACTTATAGGAACCGCGAATACGTCGAGGGTGAAGTCACGAAACTGGCCCAACAACTCGCAGTTTTTTCAGGGGCGGAAGCACCATGAGAAGCACCATAGACCCGGGCGTGGGCGGCGCAGTACGGCGCAGTACGGCGCTATTTAGGTGGGTGACCGCTATTATAGTAGGGGGAAACCTAACTCATAATGCCGGGGTCGGGAGTTCGAGTCTCCCCCCAGCTACTTTATTTGACCGAGCATCTGCCCGCCGTAAGTCCCTAATCCCCCAACGGATTAGAGGATTTGCGGCGCTTTGTTTGTCCGCGATTCTGTCGTTAGATGAGTGGTCACTGAACCATCAAAGCACCACGAGAAGCACCAAGGGGTGCAGAAACGTGGTTTTGGAGCTTCAGCTCCGCGCCATTGAGCGTGAACGGGAACAGCGGGCGCTCGACCTGGCATGGCGCTCCAGAACGTGGGTTCGGTTCCTCGGATGATCGCCCTTCTCTTCTGGTTGCTGGTCGGTCATAGTCTCGCAGACTACCCGTTGCAGGGCAATCTCCTTTCGCGCGCGAAGCGATCTGACTCGGGGCTTCCCATGCCCTCGTGGCTCGCCCTGGCCACTCACTCGTTGATTCACGCCGGCGTCGTTGCGCTGCTCACCAGTTCGATCTGGCTCGGGCTCGCTGAATTCGCGCTGCACTACCTGATTGACTACGCGAAGTGCAACCGCTGGTTCAACCACGCCTGGCCAGGTAGTTGGGAAGCGGCCGCGGACGAGCGCCGCGCGTTCACGATCGATCAGGCGCTTCACGTCGTTTGCAAGCTGGCATGGGCGGCGATGGTATGAGCGAACACGCGCCAACCTCCAACCTCCCGCTCTTCGCTTCGGCTACTGCGAAAGCGCGCGCCAAAGATCCTGAGTCATCGCGCGACGCTGCGCGCCAGGCATCCAACAAGCTGCGCGAGAGTCAGGAGGCGGTGCTCCGGCTCTTTCGCGTGATGGGCGAGATGTCGGACGAGCAGCTCGTCGCCGAGTACACGGCGCGGATGGGCACGTATCCCGGGCTCTATCCGCCGCAGACTCCGTCAGGGCTCCGCACTCGCCGGCACGAGCTGGTGCTGCGCGAAAAGATCAGCTACACCGGGCGACGCGACGACTCTGTCGCCGAACGGCGCGTCAAGCCGCGCATCTGGCGACTCTCGAGCCAAGAGATGAGGGAAAGCGCGTGACCGATCCTCGTCGACCGGTGCTTCGCTATCACGGCGGCAAGTGGATGCTCGCGCCGTGGATTCTGTCGTTCTTCCCCGACCATCGCATTTATTGTGAACCATTCGGGGGGGGGGGCAGCGTTCTCATGCGTAAGCCTCGCTCGTATGCCGAAGTCTACAACGACTTGGACGACGAGATCGTCAACGTGTTCCGCATCCTTCGAGATCCCGAGCAGTCGAAGGAACTGGCGCGACTCATCCACCTTACTCCGTGGTCGCGTACCGAATTCTACGCGTCCTACGAGCCAAGCGAGGATCCGCTAGAAGCCGCGCGTCGCACCATCACGCGCACGTACATGGCGTTCGGCACGACGTCCAGACGTGCCAACCGGACCGGGTTTCGAGCGAAGGCGTATCGCCAGCATCAGACCGGAGTGCAGGACTGGTGCAACTATCCGGAGGCAGTCGCCGACTTTGCCGAGCGACTCCGCGGCGTAACGATCGAGAACCGCGACGCGCTGCTCGTCATCGGGCAGCAGGACTCACCCGAGACGCTCTTCTACCTCGACCCGCCATATCCCAAGTCGACGCGCCCGTCGCAACGATGGGGTTCGCGGAATGATCGCGCTTACGCGCACGAGTTAACCGATGATGGACACCGCGCGTTGTCCGCGGTCGTTCGCCAGCTCGAGGGATATGTCGTGCTCTCGGGTTATCCGTGCGCGCTGTACGACCTTGAGCTGTACCCCGATTGGGAACGACACGAGCGGAAGCACCTGGCCGACGGCGCGCGGGAGCGCACCGAAGTAGTCTGGCTCAATCCGGCCTGCGTCCGAGCTCGTCGTGAAGTGCACCACCAGCATCCGCTGTTTGAGGGCGCGACAGCGTGACGCATTCTTTTCTCACCGATCCTGATAATGCGACAGCGTATCAGACCCTTTGCGATCACCCTTGCGGATCAATACGCACCTGGGCGACGAAAGCTGGCTGGACGCGATCACGCATGGAGCGGTTTCTCCTTCGCCTCAAAGCCGAAGGTTTGGCGCGAATAGAGGTCAGTCTCGACGGCTCGACCTTCGTGCCGATGGGTGTCCCAGACGCGTCTCGGACGCGTCCCGCCCCGTACCTAGGTAGTAAAGCAGTAACTGCACTAGATAAAGTACCTAGATACGCTGACGCGCCAACTCAACGGCAACAGCCGATCGCGGACCCCGACGACGTCCGGCTTATCGCAGCTGCGAACGAGATCCTCGAAGAGCACCACAAATGGCCGGCGATTCTCTTGGACAACCGCGGCTCGATCGTCGGCGCGCAGAAGATGCTCAAGATCGTTCCGGTCGACCGGGCGATTCCGCTGTTGCAGCAGGCGGTCCGATTCTTCAACCCGTCGGCAACAGACGGTGAGCCGCTCCGGTCACTCGGGCACCCGTTCATCACGCGCTACGTCATCAACGAGTACAGGCGGACCCAGCGCGATCTCGCTGGGGGGCAATTGTCGATGCTCTTCGTCGAGCGGACGAGTCCGCCAATACACGTATATGGCGGGCGCGATGCTGTCGCTCCGCTGGATGAAGTAGAAAAACCGGAACCGCCGCCGGCAACACCCGAAGCGATCACGGCCGGTCGGGCCGAGTTCGAGCGTCTGGCAGCTCAACGCGAAAGGCCAGCTCGAGGATGAGTCACGCCACGGAACTAGCCTTAGCGCCCGACGAGATGGTCCGCGTATATCCGCCCCGGCAATCCGGCTACATCGATTACGGGATTGGAAAGATCAGCGTCTGCTGGCGTGGCGGCGGCACGTATTTGTGTGGCACGTGCCAGGGTAACGACCGCTATCAGACTCCCGAGCACAAGGGCTGCGCTCACATCCAGCGGATCGTTCGCTACCGCGCGGAACATCCATCAACATGATGGTCGCAGACGCGCCGGTCCGGATCCCGTTTCGAGCGACGTACCCGCCAGGGCACGAGTTCGCGGGGATTCTCGTCGAACGTGGCCGCGAATGCGGATGCGGTAGATGGTTCCCCCAATTCGTTGTCAACCGCACCTGGTTGGATGCGCTGAGCAAGAGCCAGCGCGAATCCTTCCTCGAGAGCTGTGAAGTAAGGCGGAAAGCTGCCGACGTCTCGCACTACGTCGCGTGGCACCCGCAGAAATGTCACCGCTGCGCGCGGAGGCAGCTGTGATTCTCCGACTCATCGTAGTCGGGCTCGGTCTGATCGCGCTTGCCGTGATCGAGCTCGTGTTTCACCGGCCTCGCTATCGCCGCCGAATGGCAGAGATGAAAGCGCGGGCCGTCACCAACGGGGGGATGAAATGGATCCACGCACACAGAACATGTCGGGCTCGGGGACCGACAAAGAATTCGTAGACCCGAACACGAAGGCGAGCGGCTTCGTGAATCAGCAGGACACGCCGGAAAACATCGGCGACCGCTTCAAGATCAATAGCAAGGGCGACCCGACCGGGGATCTGCATCAGCTGTCGCTAGGCGCGACGGATTTCGCGAAGCAGATCATCGAGCTCGCACCGCCTGGCCGGGAACGCCAGCTCGCGCTGACTAACCTCGAACAGTGCTTTTTATGGCTGAACGCGGGCGTCTCGCGATACGGCGTGAACGTCTAAGAACCTTCTCACCCAGCAGCGGGCGGTTCCCTCGCCGGGAGCCGCCCGTTTTCACTTTCGCAAGGAGATTAGATGAGAGGACCTAATGATTACGTTGGACCCGGCGCGGTATTGGACGACTCGGCGGCGGCTTCAGGTGATGCGACTGGTGCGGCTGCTCAGGGCTCGGGCTCGACGGAGGCACCACCGCCACGTCGGACGCTGACCATCGAGGCGATCGCACGCACTTGCCACGAGGTTAACCGCGTCTATTGCGAGACGAATCACGACTACTCGCAATCGTCGTGGGACGAAGCAGCGGATTGGCAGCGAGAAAGTGTCTTAAAAGGCGTCACAGCCGCACTTTCCGGCGTTTCTGACGAGGAATTGCACGCGCTTTGGTGCGATGAGAAGCATCAGGCGGGATGGGTCTACGGCGACGTGAAGGACGCTGAAGCCAAGACGCATCCGGCCCTCGTGCCCTACGCGGATCTGCCCGCGTTCCAGAAGGTGAAGGACACGCTGTTCAGGACGGTGGTGCTCTCGCTGGCTCCGTCGCTGCCATGAGGCTACTCCTTGCCCTCGCGCTGGCGCTGCAGCGTATCTACTGGCCGACTCCGCTGGATTCCTTGGCGATTGGCCACACAGCTCATACCCACGTCACCGTAACCGGCACGGTCGCGTACGTTCGGAAGGAAGCCGACGGCGACACGCACATCAAACTCGTGTCAGCGACTGGCCGGTTCGTCGTGGCTGAGTGCATCCCAGCGTTGCCCTGCAAGCTGCCGAGGGCGGGGGATACGGTCAGCGTCTCAGGCATCAGTCGGCGCGATTCGGAGCACCTTTGGTGGGAAGTTCACCCGGTTGAGGCGATTTGCAGAGGTCGCTGCATACCGTGAACGCAACGTAAATACCGTATTGACAACGGGTTCTCCGTAACAAATACATTCGTGTGCTCGTCATCAATGCGTGAAGAAGAAGCCCTCCAGGCGGCGAAAACCGGCCAAGCCAAAGGCCGGTAAAAAGCCCGGCACGAATCTCGTCAAACAGCCACATGGCGGCGCGATCCATCAGGGTCCCGCCGGCCATGTGGTTCCGGGCCCCGGCCGCCCGCCCAGCGCGATCAGAGCCGCCTTGGCGCGGTCTTTCGACGACCGCCGGCACATCTACGAGCAGGTCGCGGACGGACAGGCCACCGAGCGGATAGAGGTCGAGCTCGCCGAGGTCGCACCGCTCATCATCTGCGAAGTCTGCCAGTCGCCAATGACCATCAAGAAGGACACGCCGGTCGATCGCATGGTGATCACGGCATGGCGCTCACCGCGAACGCGCGACCGCCTTATGGCGATGGACTCGATGGGGAAGTTCGGCATTGGCGACAAGCCAGTCGAGTTCTCGGACATCAGACAGCACCCGGACGCTCAGCGCTTTATGAACTGCTATCATGCGGCACTGACCGACGAGCTGTCGGCGGAAGTAGCGACGCGCGTGATAAAGAAGGTGGACGAGCTGCTGCAGATCACGCCGGCGGAATCGTGAAGATCATAGCGTCGTGGCCCAACTACGGCTCTGGGCACATCGTCGCCGTTTGCGAAGATGGCAGCGTGTACAGCCTGCCGACGCTCGACTCAGGAATGCTGGTCGCAACAGAGTGGCTTCTCCTCGCGACGGCGATCGGTGGAAAGCAGAAGTCGGCAATCCAGCGCTTCGAGGATGCGCTTTCGCGCTACACGGAGAGGTCTACCGCCGAGCCGAAGATCCTGCTCCTCAGCCCACGCGACATCGACCGCATGGGACAGCTGATGAGGGAGGACGTGCGATTCCCGATGAGCGGGGGTTGGCACATGCGCTTCAACGGGATCGAGCTCGCACGCTGGCTGGGTGTTGAGGAAGGCACAGTCGTCGTCTGCGCTGCCGACTTTCAGGTTCTCGGCTCGTTCGCGTGGCCGAAATGAACCGCCGCGACTTTCTTCGCAACGCTGCCATCATTACAGCCGGCGCAATCGCTGCCGACCAGTTGGAGCTGCTCGAGCGCCTCGCACCGCGGCGATTGTACTGGCCAGGCTTCGACTTCGGGCAGAGTCCGCGGTACGTCGCAACCCTGTCGGATTGGGACCGCCTACTGCGAACGGTCTACACCGAATACGACATCCCGGATCTGTTCCCGGTTCAGACTCCGCTCGCTCGGAGACTTATTCGCCCGATCGCTCTTGCCGGCGGCGGCTATCGCGAAGTCACCTACAACATCCGACTCGCATGAACGCGTCCGGCGCTTTGCATCTCTGGCGGCACGCCTACAATCCGCCGTGCACCGATCCTCTCGCGCGGCTCATGGACCCCGCGTTCAAGGACGTGCTCTGGTTCTACGAGAAGTCGCGCACTGAGCCCGAGATCCCGGGGAAGCTGCACGCGAAGCAGCTCGAGCAGCTCAATGTCCCCGCGCACATCCGGCACCGCTGGCTCTTCTGGGGGAATCAGGTCGGCAAGACCGCGTTCGGTGCGATCGATCTCTGCCTCTTGGCGCTCGGTCGCCATCCCGTACAGAAGTGGCAGCCGCCGGTCCAGTGCTGGGCGTCGGCACTCACGTGGGACCTCTGGGAGAAGATTCTACTGCCCGAGCTGCTCACATGGCTACCGCCCGATCGCGTGATCGATGCGCCGAGCCCGCGGATGCATTCGACCAAGCGCGACATCTATATCTTGGCCGACAACGGCGAGACGTCGCTCATCACCGGTAAGGCCGCGCAGCAGGGCGCTGACCAGTACCAGTCGGCGCGCGTTCACCGCGTCTGGCTGGACGAAGAGCATCCGGAAGCCGTGTACGACGAGATGCAGCCGCGGTTGCTCAGGTTCGGTGGTGACACGCTGGGCACGATGACGCCGCTCAAAGGCATGACGTGGGTTCACTCGCGCGTATACGAGCCCTGGTCGCAGGGCCGGCCGGAAGCGAAGGCGCATTTCTGTTCGCACGCCGGCCTGTCGGACAACCCGTCGATGAAGCCCGAGCAGATCGAAGAGCTGACGATCGAGCTGCGCAACAACCCGTCGATGCTCAAAGCTCGTCTCTTCGGCTACTTCGTCAGGCCCGTCGGCGCGGTCTGGCCGTACACGGACGAGATGCTCGTCGACTACGAGCTCGAAGGACTCAAGCGCCGCATCCGCGAAGGCTGGCAACTGTTCGCCGGTCTGGATCTCGGCAAATGGCGCTGGGCGCTGTCGCTCTATCTGGCCGCACCGGAAGCTGCCGGCGGCGAAGTCACGCTGATCGACGAAGTGTTCTCGCAGAACGAGGACGTCGACACCCGCGCAGGAAAGTTGAAGGCGCTCTACGAAAAGTACGACGCGCCTGACTACGTCTCGACGCGCGCCGACTGTGCCGACCCCAACGCGGTGATCGAGCTCAATAACGCGCTCGAACGGTGTGGATCCAAGTGGAGCGTTCAAGCGGTCGAGATGAAGCACAAGATCATCGCCTCAGGCGTCGATCGCGTGGAGTCGCTGATGAACCGCGGGAAGTTCAGGGTGAGGCGCGGCATCGGGCAAGGTCAGGTGTGGTATCTGGGCATGCAGGCAGGGAAGCCAGGCAAGCCGGTCGAAGGGTCGCGCTGGACGTGGGAAGTCAACAACTGGCAGTACCCCAAAGTCGACGATCGCGGGAAGGTAAAGATCCAAAAGGATGTGCCCGACGATACGACCGCCGACGGTGCCGACATGATGGACTCGACGCGCTACGCGATCATGAGCTGGTACATGCCCGACGAGCCCGAGAAGCCGAAAACTGGCAAGACGATCTATCAGCGACTCGCCGAAGAGCTGCAACAGCTCGACGAATCAGTACAACCCAAACCGGATTATGGGAGACCCTTACGCCAGTGAGATTCTTTACACAGCAGGACCAGCAGAAGCTCGACCTATTGGAGCACCAGCGCGACACTGCGTTCGAGTCAGCGCAGCGCGTCATCGAAGCGAACCTTCGCCTGTCGGAGGACGCGACGCGGCTATCTGAAGCGAACCTGACGATGGCGGCAGAGATAGTTCGTCTCGCGCAGCGGCATGTGCCAGTAGTGCCAGAAGGCGAAGTCGAGCAGCCGAAGTCGCTCCGCGACAACGATCGCGTCGTGCTCGAAGATCCGGACCGGCAGATCAGGCCGCAGCCGCCCAGGCCGCAGAGGGTCGAGGAATGAATCTCGACATCGACGAGCGGGTAATCCGCCGCGAGTACGAGCGCCGGCGCGAGGAATGGCTGTACGAGGATCGCTACGAGCCGGAGCCTGAACCGCCGTTCACGGAAGAAGAACGGGCCGCGCTCTGGCGAGCGCACCGGCCGTACAACGCCGAGGTAGTCGATTGGATCGAGCGGCAGCCGGGTTATCGGCCCATCGAGTACGTCTGTTCGGCGTGCTACGAGGAATGGAAGAACGGCGGCTGTTCGACGATCCGCGCGCTGGCCGTTCTCGCGCGTCGAAATGCGCAGGTTCTTCAGCTCAACAAGCGCGTCCGCAACATGGCCGAGTTTCTAGCCGAGTATTTCGCGAAGCGCTTTGTCGGTCCGGGTCCGGGGAACATCGCGGAGTGCTGGCTCAAGGTCGACGGCTATATGCTCGCGCAGGGACGCATGGCCGTCGTCGATCAGATGCTCTTCAAGATGCGCGAGCAGTGGAAGGACTATCTCGAAAGGTTGTTTCCGCCCGATCCGATGGAGCAGCTTGCGAGGGACACCAACCGCATTCTCGCTGACCAAGCACGTCGACAGCGACACGAAGAGCAGGGCGACGGTTCAGGATGACCGAGCCCGAGCAGCTGCCGGAGGGCGAGCGCCGCCATTGGGTGTGCGAGGCGAATTACATCGCCTGCCGGCACGACCATCTGCTGCGCTTCGTCGACGCGGAATACGTTGTCGATCAGCGACGCGTCGACGGCCACGTCTTTCTCGGCTGCCGGAAGTGTGAGCCCACGACCTACTTCTTCGGCGTCGTCACGTCCAGGCCGTCGCCGATGGTCACCTGCTACGCGATCACTAAAGCGCAGTTCCAGCACTGGAACGACCCGACAGCGAACCTCGACCTACTGCCGACCGGGGAGATGCTTCACCGATTCGGCTACAACCCCCGTTGGAGGCAACCGAGAGGATCATGAAAGACCCACGATTCCCAGACAGTGAGCCGGGCGCTTCGGGCAGCCCGATCGATACCCCCGACAAGCTCATCATCTCGCCCGACGAAGCGAAGCGCCGCATCACTGGCAAGGGGCCGAGCGGTCCCGGCGGCAAGTACGCCGTTTCGCGCGCCGAGGCCGTGTCGATCGCCGTCCAGATCGGGCAGGAGGTCTACGACCAACTCCGGGGCGAGCACGCGCTGGCGATGGGCCAGCTCTCGGACGACCTGCAGAAGCACTTCGGCGAGATCCGGCGAATCACCGCAGCGAACATTCTGGACATCCAGCGCCGGAGCTTCAGCTACCGCATCCGCCGTGACTTCGACGTGGACTTGCAGCGAATGGCTGCAAAACTCCGCGACTGGTGGGATTGGATCGGTGCCTGGCTCGAGCTGCACGGCCTACGCGGTGCGCCCGCTCGGACTGCCGGAACCCTGCACGTTCCGGTTCCCGAAGGCATGGAGAACTATGCGCTCGCGCCGGACCCCGAGCCGGAGAACGTCGGCGCACCCACCGAGCTGCCGGAATCGCCGGAAGTTGCACGCGCATTCACGCTGTCGTCGCACGAGCATGACAGTGGACCGTAACCCATGACCAGCACCCGGACGACCGCTGTTACCTCGCAGATCATAAGCGACGGCGAATACGCTGGGCGCAGCCTCGGCTACGTCTGGCCGACCAAGCTCCTGACGAAAGCGCAGCTCACGAACGCGCTCAGCCAGGCATTGGCCACGTCAGGACTGGCCGCGCGGATGGGCATTGCTGCCAACAACGTCTGCGCTTCGATGAAGCGGGAAACCACGCGTGTTGTATAAGCAGCCGTCGTTCACCGTACCGCTGGGTGGCCGAGATCCAGCCGACTGCCTGCACGGCTGGGTGAGCAAAGGCACCGGCAAGTGCATTTTCTGTGGAACTCCGCTAGTGGTTATCACGGGTGACGGCTTGACGCCCGATGCTCAACCTTCACATGATTCAGCCGATGACGTAACCAAACCCCTTCCCACGGAGACGCGATGCAACGATCAATAATCGTCGTACTGTTCGCGCTCCTGGCCGCTCTCCCTGCGTGCAGCGATGCGACCGCACCCATCACGATAGAAGGACTCGCGCCGTATAGCGACGCGCTTCTCGCCTACGAGTGGCAGCAGGTCGAGAGCTGCAGCGGACTCAAAGGCGACTTCTCGGCTGTCACGTTCTACACGGCGACCAAGATCGTTTATCAGGGCCAGACATATCGCGCAATTTGGCGTCGCGAAGACAACGCGATCATCTTCAGCGAGAGCTTGGAACACGCGCCGGTGGCGATCCAGCATGAAGAGATGCACGCGCTGCTGCATGGCGGCGGTCACCCCGACCACTACTTCAAAGGTGTGTGCGGCGACCTCATGATTCTGAGCGGCTGAAATGGGACGTCGTCGGCACACACCGGGCCCGCAGAAAATCAATCCTGAACCTGCGCGCTGTGTCTGTCAGCCCGGACCGGACGCGCACCCCGAGCACTCGAAGCCAGGCCGGGTCGCGGCAAAGCATTGGGATCCACGCTGCCCGCATTGGGATCGCTCGGTCGTGGCGACCACCCGCAACATCGTCATCCTGGGGAGTCGTCTTGGCGGCAAAACCGAGGCAGATCGTATCGAGCGGTTGCGGCTGAATGTTGCAGATGATACGGGATAACCGTATAATGAACGGCGGGGTGGAGCAGCCTGGGAGCTCGTCAGACTCATAACCTGAAGGTCGCGGGTTCAAATCCCGCCCCCGCAATTCCGCAGTAACGGCTCACAGCAGCCGACAATCGTAGTTCGTTTCGAGGCAACAGCCGAGTGATGGGGCCGGACACCACGTCCGAGATTCCCGCCGCTTGGCTTTTTCGTTTTCTGGGAGCAGAGCACTGAGCCAATCCGCGTCGTCTGTCGATCTCTCCGTCGCCCACAAAGCGCCACCCGCGCAAGACGCAGAGCCCGAACTCAAAGGCCAGTACGCCTACGCGCGATACGCCGTCCAGAACGATCACTACATGGGGCACTACGAGGATTGGTCAAAAGCCATCCTCTTCCTGCTCCGCAAAATGTGGTGGAATTTCAATCGGAAGAAGCGCCGTTGGGAAACCGATACCAACGTCCCGCCCTGGCGGCAGCAGCCGGTCAATCCGATTCTGTTCGCCGTCTATCGCTCATGGATCGCCCGCGTCACCAAGCAGCGCCCTGCGATCGACGTCATCCCGCCTTCAGGCGATACCGACGCAACCGAATCCGCCGATCTCGCTCAGTCACTCGTTGAGGACTGGCACGTTCGCCTGAAGCAGGCGGCGAAAGACAAGCAGATGCTGTCGTGGGTGTTCACTACCGGCGGCTCGTGGCGCAGAGTCATCTGGGATCCGCAAGGCGGCAGGATTATGCCGCGGACCGCGCTGGTCGACGTCGAAGATCCGGCCGCCGTTGGTGGCTACACCGAGAAAGAAGTAGCAGCCGACGAGAACGGCGACCCCTACCAGCTGCCCGACGGCTCGATCGACTTGGCGCGCGTGCCCGAGATGCAGAGCGAGGGCGAGATCGTCGACCACAACGAGAACCGGTTCTGTGTCCGCCTGAACCCCGAGGCCGAATCGGTAGACGACGCGACCGAAATGTTCGTCGTCCGGCTCGTCCCCAAAGCGAGAGCTGCCACGATCTTCGGCATCGAGCTCGAAGACATCGACAACTCGATCGACGATCAGTTGGAGATGTACGCCGACCTACATTCGTCAGCAGCTGCTAACCCCGACGACTCGATACTGGGCACCGCACTGGGCGTTAGTCAGGAAGAGGCGAAAGGCGATCAGTGCTTGGTGTTGGAGTATTACGCGAAACAGGACGCAGCCGCAGGATTCCCCGAAGGCCGGCACTGGATACAGATCGGGCGCACGCCGGTGACTGACGAAGTGCCGCTGCCCGAAGGGTTCTGGCCCCCACTCGTGCCATGTCAGGATACGATCGTTTCCGGCCAGGTTGAACCGATTGGTGTCGGACCGCAGATCGTTCCGCTCAACGAGCGCTTCAATTACGTCGACGGCAAGATCCTCGAACACGAAGTCACGATGGCGATGGGCGGCAAGTGGATCGTCCACCCAGCAGACGCCAAGCTCAAGATCACGTCGGACCCGGCGCAGGTGATCGCGTCGAAGGGGTACGCCGAAGGCAAGCCGCCGGTGCAGGCCGTGATGGAAGCGCTGCCCGAGCAGATATACGCCGAGCGCGACCGCATCATCGAGATGATCAAGTTCGTCTCAGGCATCAACGACATCGGAGCCGGCGAGAAACCGGAAGGCGTCTCATCGGGTCGCGCGTTCTTGGTTCTGCAGGAGGCGGTCGACTCGATCATCATGCCGACGCTTCTCTCGTTCGAGAACTGCAAGGAAGAGATCGCACGCCGGATGCTCGTCTTGGCGCAGCGCTACTACACAGAAGAGCGCACCATCAAAGTGAAAGGCGAGCGCGGGAAGTGGACCGTCAAAGCGTTTAAGGGCGCTGACCTGGTCGAAGGGCTGGACGTCCGGGTCGTCACTGGCAGCTCGTTCCCCTGGTCAAAGTCGGCACGCACCGACGTCGTGCTGTCAGTCCTGACGGCGATCCCCGAGCTCGCCAATGGCGACAACGGGGTGCCGGACGCTCAGAAAGTCGCCCGGATGCTGGAACAGGGCGGCGTCGGCGTGTTCGAGGCCGAGAACGATCCAGACACTCAGGAAGTCGAGCGCGAGCATGGACTGTTCGAAGCGTACGATCCGGACAAAGGAATCTTGGCGCTCCCGCAGCTCGCACTCTGGCAGAACCACACGAAGCACCTCGAGCTGCACTACCGATTCGTCAAGACGAGCTACATGCGGATCGCGAAGTGGCACCCGAAGGCGCAGCAGGCGTTCCTCGAACACCTGATCGAGTCGGCCGGCGCGGTTCAGCGCATCGTCGAATCGATGGTGCCGGGTCAGGATCCCAATGCCGGCGGCGCGGGCGGACAACCAGGCGATCCCAGCGGCAAAGGAAAGGCAGGCGTGAACAACCCCGGGAGTCCAGCTGCTAAGCCCAAGGCGGGCGATCAGAAGCTGACACCCGCAGACCGAGCCGCGGCGGGGCAGACCGCAGCAGCGTGACACTACCCAACGAGAGGAAAATGAGAGTTCTCACATTTCGCAATTCGTACATCGCCAGTCTCGCAGCCACCGCGCTTTTCCTGAAAGCGACGATGGAAGAGACGCCGGCGGACCCACAGAACGACACCGAATTCGTGAAGCAGTTCGTCGCCAAGGCGGAAGCGAAGGAAGCCGCCGACAAAGCCGCTGATAAAGCGGCAAAAGGTGACGAAGCGAAGCCAGCCGCTGTCTCGAAGGGGAAGGAGAAAGAAGTCGTCGAAGGTGCTGACGCGGACGATGACGACGCGGCAGCTGGTGGCGGGGAGGGCGAGGAAGAAGAAGAGGAGCTCGACGAGGACGATCCTGATGCAGACCCGGATGAAGATGATCCGGACAAAGAGGACGAACCCGGCGACGAGGACAAGGACGAGGACGAGGACGACAGCGAATTCGGCAAGCGGGCGCGCGACGCGAAGCTGCCGACGTCGATCGACGATCTCCCCGACGAGGCCAAGCCGCTGGTGCAGAAGCGGCTCAAAGAGATGGAGTCGGGATTCACCCGACTGATGCAGAAGCAGGCAGAGTTTAGAACCGAGCAGCGCGAATTCAGAACTGAGGAACGCTACCGCGAGGCCCACAAGGTCGAGTGGCTCGTTCATGAACTGTTGAAGGACCCGAAGCTGGAGACGCAGGTCGCTCAGGAGCTCGAAAAGCTCCGCGACGACGACTCTCCCTACATTCGGGAAGCGGCATCAGTGGTGGCGAAGGACCACCGCGCGAAGGCAGCCAAGGACATCGCCGATCAGGAAGCGGACGAGCGGAAGGAGTCAGACCGTCTCGAGCGCGAAGATCGCGAACAGGCCGAATGGATTGTTCAGCGCGGATCCCAAGTCGAATCACTCGCACGAAAAGCCTGTACCAGAAGCGGTATCCAGTTCGATCGGGGCGTCGAAGCGGCCATCGCTTACGAGATAAGCGAACAGGGCGACATCGAAGACTCGCGAATCGCGGAAATCGTGAAGGAAATGGCGGACGAACGCGGAAAGTCGACGCGCGCAGTCAGGCGCGAAGAGAAGAAGCGGCACGTCCAGGGCAAGACCGAAGCAGCTCGCGCGGCCTCACCCCTCCGGCCCGGTCAGGGCAGAGCGGGCGGCACGTCGAACCGCGGGTCGAAGAAGGAGCCCACGCTCGAAGAGCAGTTCACGGCAAGCGCGGCGCGCCTGTTCCCGGGCGAAGCGTAGGGCCGGACACAAATCACTTGTGCGCTGATCGAATGATCTAAGCGCCGACAAAAATTCACGAAGGAAGGCAACTGCCTCGACTGCTCTTCACTGAGCGGGTCGGGGTTTTTTGCGTTTCGGAGGTTCCAAATGTTGAAGCTCTATATCATCGCCGCCCTTGCCCTGTGCCTCGCGATCGTCGCGGTGCTCTTCGGCGAGTCGCCGCGAAAGAATGTCGCCAGCGCGCTCCGCACCGGGGGTTTCTCGAATCCCGGACTGTTCGCGCTCGCCGGCACCGCCAGCACGATCGGCGCGACAATGGCGGTCGTCGCGACCTTGGCGCAGTGGGACGCGCTGCTACAGGAAGATTACATCATGAAGGAGCTCGTCCAGGCCGTCGACAACTCGACGCCCTTCAAGGACAAGCTCACCCGCAAGGGGATGACGGAAGGACGTCGCCGCGTCTACGCGGTGAAAGTCGGCATGTCGCAGGGTCAGGGTGCCAGGGCTGAAGGCGGCACGATGCCCCAGTACGGTGCGGGCGAGTACCAGAACGTCTACGTCACCAGCAAGTACAACTACGCTCCGTTCAAGGTGACGGGCCAGTCGCTCGAGTTCTCGACTCGCGCGGCGTTCGTGGAGTTCGGGATGCAGATCCTGAAGGACACGAAGGAAGGCTTGAACAACTTCGCCGGCCGCCAGTGCTGGGGCGACGGCTCGGGCAAGCTCGCGCTCATCAACAACGGCGCAGGTTACGCCGCGACCACGGTGACCGTGATCGTCGATTCCGCTTACGGTGTGCTCTGGGGCTCTCTGGCCACCAACACCACGTACCTCTTCAAGCGGAACATGATGATCCAGTTCGGGCTGGAGGACAACGGCGGCGTCGGTTACAAGGTGACCGGCTCGACCCTGACCACCATCACGTTCACGCCGGGCCTGGCCAACGCGATCGTCGACAACGCGGCGATCTATACGCTGGGCTCGAAAGATCAGGAAATCGAAGGCTGGTTGAAGCTGGCCGGCACTTCCGCGTTCCTGACCGGCGAGCTCGGGCTGGCGAACGGCATCTATCACAACATCGATCGCGCTGCCTTCGCCGAATGGGAAGGCAACGTCGTCAATGCCGCGGCCGCTTTGTCACTGGCCAATATCCGCGCCACTCGCGACGCTCTCTTCAAGAGAACGAACGACGAGCAGACCAACCTCGGCATCGCGTCGACGGAAGTCATGCGCGACTTCGAGGCGCTGCTCGTAGCGAACCAGCGGTTCGTACCGGCGACGCAGCTCAAGGCCGGCTACTCGGTCCTGTCGCACGACGACCTCGGCTTCACCAAGGACGCGAAAGCCCCGGTCAAGGCGATGCACTTCGCCTGCACCAAAGAGATCGCGTGGGCCCAGACCAAGGATCCGCACTGGCTGCAGGACGGCAACGGCATCATGCGTGTCGTGCCGGGACAGGACGCGTTCGAGGCACTGCTCAAGTGGTACTCGAACCTGGACTGCTCGGAGCCCCGGCGTCAGGCGATTCTGTACAACCTCACCGTAGTATAAATCGGCGGGTGGGCCGCTCGATCTCTGGGCGGCTCGCCTTTCTTTCATCAGGAAGGTTTCAAATGCGTTTCAAATTCAAGAGTCTCGCGCTGGCTGGGATCGCCATGCTGGCCGAGAAGAACGGCATGCAGATGGTGGCACCGGTGGATATCGCGCCGGACCTCACTATCTCGCTGGCTTCGGCGGACTCGATCCGCCAGCAGATCAACAACATCATCGCGACGCTCCGCATCATCACGGCGAAGCTGGATCTCGACGCCGGCGTCACCGACGTCAACTACTTCGCACTGTCCTGCGACGCGGCCATTGCGACCGCGCCGGCCAAAATCAAGGGCAGCTGAGTTGCTTCAGCCGCAGAGCGACGAAGAAGTAGGACTGGTGGAAGCGCAGCTCCGGCAGATGGACGCCGGACTGCGTATCCGCTGGAATCCCAAAGCCCGACATCAGCGGCAGGCGCACCACGACGTAGAAGGCAAGCTCATTGTCAACGAGTCGTACGAAGGGCGCTGGCAGGTAGTCAAGCGATCGTTGGACGAGAACGATCCAGAGCGTGAAGTCGTGATTTACACGGTCGAGTTCGACGGAGAGCGGGAAGGCGAATACCGGGCGGTCGGTGACTGGCTCGTCGATTTCTTCCGCAGGTGGGACTCAGCGAACTCGCATTACCGTGAAGAGTGGGAGAAGGAATGGGCGCACCACGACAAGGTCGTGCGAGAGAGCGAGCAGTGGCAGGACGAGTCCGCGGCGCTCGAAGGACTCGACAAGATGTTCCTGAAGATGACAGAGCGTCACACACGTTATCCGGGCCGAGGGGCCAATTTCAATGCAAACAGCAACTGATGGAACCAAGCGAGAGGGATTTGCCGCTCCTGTGCATTCCCCGAACGAATTCCACCTGGGCGAGAAGGGCGAGCTCGTAAACGGGTTGGGCACGACTCAGTACCCAGCCTCCGTCAAGACGGTGAGCCCGGAAGAGGCAGCCGCGGTCGCGCTGCGCGAGCAGAAAGTCGCCGACGCGGAGAACGCGATCGAGGCCAAGAAGCAGCAGGCGCTGGGCGAAGTCGCTCAGGAAGCCGCGAAGCTGCAAGCCGAGCGTGAAGCGTTCGAAGCCGAAAGGACCGCGTTCGAGAAGGCGAAAGCCGCGAAGGTGAACAAGTAGCATGAAGCAGCCGGCACGAGGTCTTACGGGTGTCGCTGTGAGTCAGGGAGGTACCGCCGAGCAAGTTCCGCCCGGTGGTGCCTCAGACTCGCATCGGCACACGTATGCCTCGCTGCTGGGTAAGCCCGCCAACGCGCGGTTTATCGTCGACACGATGGCGAATCTGCCGGCGGGCAGCGCGGCGATGGACGGCACGATCGCCTACGACACCACGAACAACCGGATCGTCTACTACGCAGCCGGCGTGAGGCGCGCGTCGGCTGGGGCTATGGCGATCGTATGACCATTACCGTGCAGCAGCTCGTCGAGAACGCCAGGGTGAGGCATCCCGCGATGATGCGGGTCGCGTTCCCAGAGGGCGCGCTCTTGCTCTTCCTCAACACGTATCAGCGGCGGAAGCTGCTCGATCTGGGCGAGGACATCGAGCCTTTGATCGGCCAGGCCAGACAGGTGGCGTCCGTGATCGCTGGTGCGCTCGTCGGCTCGGACGCTGGCGTTCCGTACTACGTGACGACGTCGGGCGACGGGTTCCCGGTGAGTTCGGACGCTGGCGTGCCTTACGTCGATTTTACTGGTGTGCCGGTCGCGCTGGACCCGTTCGGGCTTTCCGGGTCGACGCCCGGATTCCCGCTGCCAACAGAATTCATCAAGCTGATTCACGTCATTGCGGGCTCACTTTATAGCGCTTCAATGCGCATCGATATTCTGCCCGAGTCCAGGCGCGGTGCATCGCCACAGCGATCGCTTGCAGCCTTTATCTCGGGCAACCGCATGGTGCCGATCAGGGCGGGTGTCGCGCCCTACCAGGACTCGTGGGGCGACGTCACCAGCGTAACGCTTTCCTATGTAGCGATGCAGACGCTGGCGGCGATGACGGATGTTGTGACGCTGCCTCTCCAGCTGGTCGATTGCATGGAGGCTGCGTTGGCCGAGCGGCTTGCGATGGCGGTGCCGACGGCTGAGATGGACGCAGTGACCAAGCGTGGGTTCACGAGCGATCGCGTCGCAGCGGAAGCATCCGCGGCAGCCGGAGCGCTCGAAATCTTGGGAGAAGTGACCACGAGTCACGTTCAGTTCAACGGGTAAGTCTTTGAAGTAGCAGGACAATTCACGAAGCAAGGCAACTGCCTCTCTGAGCTCTTTTGGGCTCGAGAGGCTTTTCGTTTTTGGGGGAAGAGATGGCGACGAAGCGATACCTAGCATGGACTGACGAAGCCCCGAGCAACGCGGATCTCGATACGCGGCTCGCTCAGCGGGGCATCAACGTCAAGGACGCGCCGTATAATGCGAAGGGTGACGGGGTAACAGACGACACGGCGGCCTTCCTCGCAGCGTACAATGCGCTCGGCCCTCTGGGCGGCAAGATTTTCGTCCCACAGAGCACCGGATTGTACCGCGTGAACCTAACGATCACGAAACCGAACGTCAGCATCGTCGGCTCGGGCGGGACGACGGGCTCTTCGATCAGTGTCGGACTGATACCGGCGGATCCGGCGCTACCCGTCATTACGGTCGGAGATGGTACAACTCAATGTTTGGGGCTCTCACTCAAGAACATTCAGCTATCCGGGCGAGGCACCGGCTCCTACGGACTCAAGATCAACGGCGCTTCTAACTGCACCTACGAGAACTTCGCTTCGACAGGCTTCACAGTCTACAACGTCCTCATTACATCGAACGCGAACGCCAACACAGCCTACCAATTCTTCTCGAACTTCGCAATTGAAGCGGGCGCGGGCGGGATCGGGCTCGATATGCTCTACGGAGCCACTTACACGACGGCGATCTACTTCACGAACGGGCATCTCTCAGGCTCTACTACTGGAGCATCAGCACGGAGTGACGGCTGTGACGTCCACTTCTCGAATATGTGGGTAAACGTCAACGCCTCTGGATTCGGCCTATCCAGCCTGAACAGCGGCAAGTTCCTCATGCAGAACGTCGAAATCGACTCCAACAATAGTGCGGACGTTCTCCTGACGGCGGATCAAGACGCGCTGGTATCTACGCTGTTTCGTGGCATGTTCACTGTGGATGGCGTGATGCAGACGACCGCTGGGAATACCGCGTACCTCGGCAACGTCGGCCATTTCCTCAAAGAGAATTACCTAACTACACCATACGTTCAGAACGGGATCATCTTCACGGACGCGCTCCTCGCGCCCCATCTACAGAGCGACACCGCCGATCAAACGGTCTACATCAAGCGGCTGGGTACAAAACTCGTTGTGCCTTGTCCGCTCGATCTCAACATACAACTCGAACTAGAAAACGGTCTTTCCGCCTTGGTCGGCGCGAGCCACTCGGCCATCTACGGCACAAGTGGGGCGGGAGGGGCGTACCCTTTCAATCAAGCCGGGCACTTGGTTCTCGAACCGCGGACGAGCGGAACGAACCGCGACGTGGTAATCGCGGGCACGTCCCGTCTAATGTGGGTGACGGACAACGTGGGCGACATTGGGTCGCCAGGAGCGAATCGGCCAAAGAATTTCTACTTGGCAGGGATAGCGACCATCGGCGGCGCTTTCGGCTGCAACGGCGCTACAGCGCGGGCGGCACTCGCATCGGGCGGTGCGCTCTCCATCTATGCGGCAGGGGCGAACGGACTGAGCGCCGCGGCTGATATGGCTGCTCTCGTGGCGCTCGTAGCCAATGTCCGGTTAGCACTCGTCAACAACGGGATCATGTCTTAATGCCTACGATTATCCCTCTCACAGATCGCCAGCGTCAGGCAATTACCGCGCTGCAACAGAACGCCCAGCACGCGCAATCGGTCGCGGATGCGTACTGCGCGGCAATAATCCAAGGTTTCCCGGACAGCCCGAGCGAATGGGGCGGCTTGATGGTTACGAGGAAGGGGCTGGTCGTGGACGAACAAATCCCAGGCCCTACCACTGGCCCTACTATCAACGTGCCGCTCGGCGATGATGCCGCACCGTAAGAACCTCGGACCCTAATTCATTATGACAACCGCACAGCAAATCATCGAATCTGCCTACTCGCGCTCGACGTCCAACGACGCCGGCAAGCTCGCGGGCGACGGCGAACTCTTGCTTCACCTGAATCGGAAGTACCAGTCGCTCTACGCGATCATGGCTGCCTTCGGCGGCGACAACGCGCTCGCGTCCGCAGTGCTCAACTTCGCCGGCGGTCCGCCCGCGGTTGCCGCGTTGCCAGTCGATGCGATCGATCTGATCCGGGTCGAACAGGCGAACGGCGGGAAAGCGTACCTGATCCCGGCCAACGAGAAGGACCGCGGCTGGCACCTGGCACCCGCGATGTACCGGCAGGGCGCGTCGCTCATTTCGCGCGGCCAGACCGGCGACCCCGGTGTCGGTACAGCGATCACGCTCTTCCACCTCGACGCGCCGGCGGCACTGGTCGCGCTGGCAACGGCGCTCGACGCGCGATTCCCCGTCCGCTACGAAGAGATATTGGTGCTCGACCTCGCGATCTATCTCTCGGTCAAAGACGAAGGCCGGAGCGTGAACGAGTACAAGCAGCTCAAAGACGAATACCGGGACGCGATGGAAGCGTTCAACCTATTGGTGCGCGGCTCGAATTCGGCGAAGGAACGGCCGCAGCCTTCAGTGGCAGCGACGAAGGACTGATGGGCAATACGCTCCACATCTCAGATTTCGGTGGCGGCGTCGCCCTCTTGGGCTCGGCCGACGTGCAGCGGACCGACGAGCTGCAGATCTGCGACTCTTACGACATCGGCGAGCGTGGGCAGCTCATTGTCGCGAGCGACATCTCCAATTTCGCGGCGAGTGTATTCGGAATTGGTGGCTCGGCCGCTACAAAGCTCTACGGAATAGTCGCAGCCGGGACGGCGCAGGACCGCTACCTCCTGATCGTCGGCGAAGCGTTGAACAATCTAGCGATCAACGTTCTGTACGTCTGGCGCTATAACTTGCCGGCACTGACCATAGCAACACTCGTCGCCGGTGCCCCGCGCGCCCAGGGTGCCATCGTCACCTTCGCCAGTTTCCCCTTCGTCGACCGCTTGGGAGTGCAGCAGCGGCCGACGTTGATGTGCATCGCGCCCCGCGAGACGACCCAGGCGAACGACCACGGGCGGACGCCGTAGCGCA